CAACTGAAAGAATCTGCGGACTCAGTGGCAAAGCTTGGCAGCGGCATGGAAATGTCGGAGGGCATGAAATGGTTTCTGCGACTTGGTGGTAATGAAAGTGATCTAAAGAACGGCAATACATACCTGCTAGCCAGATCAAAGATCATTGCGGATATGTATAAGGCTGATCCGACTAAGGCAGCTCTTTTTGCGTCGCAAATGGGCATCAGCGATGACCAGTTCAATTTCCTCAAGCAAGGACCGGAACTGATCCAGCAGCAGGTAGCAGAACGTGAAAAACTTGCGCGCTTCACGCGTCAAGATGCCGCCGAGGCCGAAAAACTGCGTAAGCAGATGCTGGACCTGACGCAAACTCTCGAATTGACCGCAACGAAACTGCTTGTTCAACTCGCACCGTCATTGATAAAAGTCGCTGATGCATTATTGCAGGCGATTGAAATTTATAACAAATGGGCGGGCAATGACAAAAAGCCAGCCGATGCAAAAGGCGTGACGACGTGGGGGCCATTTAGAATTGGGAAGAAAAAGGACCTCGATGCGGCAGATGGAGGCAGCGTACCAACTGGACCGCATCAATCATCAAGTGGAAAGATTACATCAGGTTCAGTTGCTTACAACGACCCGAAGTTGAACGACTACGCAACCTCGGTTGAAAAGCGCCTTGGATTGCCTGCTGGCATTCTGAACAGCGTAAAGAATGCGGGGGAACGAAGCAACAGCGATGCTGTATCGCCAGCCGGAGCTAAAGGCGTGATGCAGTTCATGCCTGACACGTGGAAGAAGTACGGGAAGGGCGACATCACGAACCCCTACGCATCGATTGATGCGGCTGGTCTGTATTTTCAAGACCTTTTGAAACGATATAACGGAAACGTTGACGCAGCGATCACCGAATACAACGGTGGCGTCAAGCAGGCTCGCACAGTGCAAGGCGGTGGCCGTCCTACTGCAGCGGAAACGGATGCATATCTGTCCCGCGTAAAAGCGGAACTTGGGAAGAGCAACGCGCTTGCTAGTGCTCATATGCCGTCAGGAGCAAGCGTTTCGGTAGCCGATAGCGCGGCAGGGAGTAGCACTAGCACAACCGAAGTACGAATTAACGAGATAAATGTCCAGACGCAGGCAACTGATGCGGCTGGCATTGCAAGGGACATCGGCCCGGCGCTTGTTGGTCTGGGTTATACGACGCAAGCCAATACGGGACTTTCATAATGCCGATGCCGATCATTCCGAAATCGCTGTATCCGCTTGTCCCCAATGCGCCCGGCGTTCCGACACTCCTGCGCAACACGGCTAGCTTGATTGACAACGCTACAGGCGGCTACCTTGGCTTGGGAAGTGCGCTCGATTTATTGACAGGTGCCGAGCCAGTCCTTTGGGGCGTGTTTGACAGTCAGGGTATTCCCGTAGCGGTATCGGACAGCGTTCTTAGCTTTGCTTATCGCAATAGCTCAAGAATCTCCGACTATCCTATGGAAGCTGGATCCTTTGCGTCGTACAACAAGGTTGCTAGCCCAAATGAATATCAGGTCCGTTTGGTACGCGGAGGTACGCAAATAGAGCGCAGCGACTTTGTAAATGCGATAGATGCGGCAGCAGGTTCATTAAACCTGTATACGATTCTGACGCCAGAAAAGACGTATCTAGACGTGAATATTGAAAGTTGGGACTATCGTCGGGAGCAAACCAATGGCGCGTACGTCATTATTGCCGACCTGATGATTCGGGAGGTAAGGCAAACGGCTACTGCTGCGTTCTCCGCTCCAAAGAACCCAGCCTCTAGTAACGTTGACTCGCAGGGTCAAGTGCAGACGTTTTCTGTCGTGAATCCAGCGATTTCTGTCAGGACATTGTGATGTTGGGAATTCCACTTTCGCCGCTCCCATCGCAAACGTTATCGGTGATGCTCAATGGACAGCAGTGTCAAATTAACGTTTATCAAAAATCGACTGGCCTCTACTTCGATTTGTCGATTGTGAACCTGCCAATCGTGACGGGTATGTTGTGCCGGGATCGGGTAAGTCTGATTCGCCATGAGTATCTTGGATTTATTGGTGTGATTTTCTTCTGCGATTTGCAGGGAACAAACGATCCGGAATATAGCGGATTGGGTTCACGGTACGTACTGGTGTATGAGTGATGACTTCCGCTAGCTTTGTAAGGCGTCGTCTCGATCTAACTATCCAGCTCGGCACAGGGGAATTTGGCGATAGTGTCGGTGATACCGTGACGCTGACTGGTCTACGCATGATGGCAGACATTGTTTATGCAGGCGGTGACTCAATGGGCGTTCTGCAGTTGCGGGTCTTTGGCTTGCCGCAAGCAATGATGAATCGACTCACGACCATTGGACCGGTTGCAACAGCTATTCGGTCTAAAAACTCGATTCTGTTGGCTGCCGGCGATGATGTGAACGGTATGAAGATGGCCTATCAAGGGACAATCGATCAAGCTTGGGCGGACTATTCCAATATTCCGGATGTCCCATTCAATGTGGTCGCCTATGCTGGTCTGGCCGCCGCAGTCAAGCCAGTTGACGCGATCAGCTTCAAAGGATCTGCTGATGTCGCTGAAATCATGTCAGGTTTGGCGCAGACGATGGGGTTGGCATTCGAAGCAAACAGTGTATCGGCCAAGCTGTCGAACCCATATTTCCCCGGTACAGCATTGATGCAGGTTAAGGCATGCGCTACCGCTGCAAATGTCCGGTGGAGCATCGATCGTGGAACATTATCGATCTGGCCAAAGGAGTCATATCAGACGAGTAACGTGCCTTTGATTTCGCCTGAGACTGGATTGGTAAGTTCTCCGGTTCTGTCTAGTAAGGGCATGTCGTTGACAATGATCTACAACACAAACGTGCGACTGCCGGGGAAAATTGAGGTCAAAAGCTCGATCCCAATGGCTTGTGGTATTCAAAACGTTGCTACGGTAAGTCATTCGTTGTCTAGTGAGATGCAGGGTGGACCGTGGTTCACAAATGTGGAGTGCTATCCAGATGGAAGCTAACGGCGCTGGATATTTTGGAACCAAGGACGTTGATTCTGGCTCTTCCCATTTCAACGCCATTTCGTTCATCGTTTCACAGCTTTTAAACGCTAGGAATGTTGCGACACTAGTGGAAGTAAAGGCCGTTACAAACGCAGGCGGCCTGTCCCCAGTCGGATTTGTCGATGTTATGCCATTGGTCAATCAGTTGGACGGCGATGGTAATGCGGTAGCGCACGGGGTAGTGCATAACCTACCTTACTTCCGCCTTCAGGGAGGGGCCAATGCGGTCATCATTGACCCAGAGGTCGGCGACATTGGCATGGCTGTGTTTGCCGATAGAGATATTTCTTCGGTAAAGGCATCGGGCGCTGCTGCGAATCCCGGCTCAATGCGCCGGTCGGATATGGCAGATGGCATGTATGTAGGTGGGTTCTTGAACGGAATGCCAAACCAGTACGTCCAGTTCAACAGCGGAGGCATCAATGTTGTGTCACCGACCAAAATTACCTGCCAAGCTCCAACCGTTGAAGTAGATACGCAAAACGCAATAGTGAATGCATCGACATCGGCAGCAGTCACAGCACCAACTATTACCCTTGGGGCCACCGGTCAAACGCTGCTTGCCTTTGTCACGTCAGCATTTCAAGCGCTGTTTAATGGACATACGCACGCGAGCAGCGGTTCTGGTGTACCGAATCAGCAGATGGGACCTACACACCTGACAGCGACGGTGAAGGGTGGATGATTATTGGAGCGGCTGATAGCGCTTTGGTCCGTTGACGCAAAGACTCATCATTTGAGTTCTAAGCGCCGTGCCACCGGCATGCTGGAACGCGGGATCGAAATAGACTTGGTTAATGATTTGCTTGCGCTCTGGAAGAGGTACTTCCTGATAGCTTGCCACCATTTTTAATGCGTTCTCCGGGTCTTGATTTGAATCGCGAGCCGATGCGGCAGTTTCATAAATACTTCCTTTCAGGCTGCACATGTGCATGTCGCCTGCAGCATTGCTTCTGTACGAAATAGCCATTGCAAGGACAATAAAGAGCATTTTCTTCACGATTTCCCCAATTTTTGGTGTGCGATTCGTCAGCGTACACCACTGAAAGAAGACGTTCAATTTTCGCAAGCGCCCACGAGGCGCTTTTTTTACGCCCATAGGAAAGCATGAACACCTTATTGCTGACGCAAGACGAGTGGGACTTGTGCCTAGACGCCAACGGAAATATCGCGATGGCCAGCGAGCCGTATGCGATCGCGCAGGACGTTGCTAGTGCGGTGCGTCTGTTTTCGGGTGAGCTTTGGTATGACACGACTCAGGGCATTCCCTACTTGGAAAACATCCTTGGCCAGCGTCCGCCACTGCAATACATCAAGGCGCAAATTGAAAAGGCCGCTTTAACCGTACCAAACGTAGTAAGCGCTCGTTGCCTATTTGCGACATTCGCTGACCGGAAATTGACTGGCCAGATTCAAATAATCGATACATCAGGAACCACGACCAATGTCCAATTCTAGCGTTCCGGAAGTTCAATTTACGAGCACCGGTCTAGTAATCCCTGCCGAATCTGATGTGCTGGCCGGTGCACTGGCGGATATGAACGCAGCGTTCGGCGGAAACCTGAGTATCGATTCTACGGTGGCCTTGTCAACGCCACAGGGACAGCTTGCATCCAGTACGGCAGCGATCATCGGCGCGAAGAACGACCTGTTCGCTAAGTTTGTGAACCAGATCGATCCAGCTACGGCAACGGGGTCAATGCAGGACGCCATTGGTCGCATCTACTTCATGGATCGGTTGCCGGCCACGTCGACGACTATTCAGGTTTTGTGCCTTGGACTGGCTGGCGTAGTAATTCCTATTGGCGCGCTGATCAGTGATGCATCGAACAACCGATTTTCCTGCACTGATGGCGGAACCATTCCGGTGACGGGAAGCATATCGCTAACGTTTGCAGCGGTAGTGGCTGGTCCGATTTCGTCAGCGCCCGGCACCGCGACCATCTATAAGGCAATCAATGGCTGGGATTCAGCCACGATCACAAGCGTTGGCGCGCTTGGACGGGTTGTGGAAAGTCCTGCAGATTTTGAGTACCGAAGACAACAGTCAGTAGCCGTCAATGCTGTCGGCTCGCTCCCATCCATTTATGCAAATGTCTTCAGCGTTGACGGTGTTTCCGACGTGTATGTGACGGAAAACACGACAAACGCATCCGTCGTCAATGGCTCGATAACTCTTCTGCCACATTCAATCTACGTTGCGGCGGTTGGCGGTCTAGCGATGGATGTTGCGACAGCGATATGGAAAAAGAAATCGGTTGGCGCTGACTACAACGGAAATACGTCAGTCACCGTCACGGATCAAAGCGGCTATGCGCTGCCGCATCCAACATACACGGTGAAATTTCAGATCCCGACTGCCCAGCCAATCTTGTTTGCCGTAGAGATCGCGAACTTGCCATCGCTTCCGGCCAATATCGTGACGCTGGTCCAGAATGCAATTATTGCGGCCTTCAATGGAGCGGACGGAGGCCCGCGCGCAAGGATAGGTTCGACGATCTACGCAAGCCGGTTTTATGCGCCCGTATCGGCTGTTTCGGTAGGGTACGTTGAGATTCTTTCGCTACTGATCGGCACAAGTTCGCCGACGCTTCCGGCATTGACTGTTGACATCGGCTACGTACCGACTGTTACCGCCGCAAACATCTCAGTCACATTGGTGTAAGCATGGTCAACGTTGAACAGACCATCATCAGCCAGTACGCCAATAGCCCGACGATCGTACAGCTTGTTCAGAACATGAACGGGTACATCGACCCGCAAACTGATTTCGACAATTTTTTTGATTTCGTTTGGAATATCCAGACTGCGCAGGACTGGGGCCTAGACATTCTTGGTCGTATCGTTGATGTATCGCGCCAGTTGAGCATTCCGGGGTCGGTCGTCAATATGGGTTTCAATGAAGGGCTCAACTATGAGCCATTTGGACAGGCCCCGTTTTATGCAGGCCCACCGGCATCCAACGTCTATCTGCTATCGAATGACGCATACCGCACTCTGATTCTGATGAAGGCGTTGCTAAACATCTCAAACAGCACTGCGCCAGCAATCAATCAGTTGCTGAAAAATTTATTCTCTGGTCGCGGCCGCTGCTATGTGACCGATACCGGCCAGATGCAAATCCGGTTTGTTTTCGAATTTCCGCTTTATCCGTACGAAATAGCGATTCTTACGAAATCAAATGCCGTGCCGCGTCCTGCGGCAGTGAAAGCCCAAGTAATGCAACTCGATCTACCAACAACCTTCGGCTTTAACGAAGGGCTTGTTTATCAAACGTTTGGGCATGGCGTCTTCTTCAATCCGGCCACTGGTCTGATCAACACGAACTAACGTAACAAATCCAAGGGGTCAACATGCAAGCAAGTAACGCACCTTCAAAGGTGCCGCTTCCGTTCGCCAATGGCGGAACCAAAAATGTCATTCCAACCGCCTCGCAAATCGGTGTAACGCCGGGCGCAGCATCGCTAACTGATGGATTTCCACCGCTGACGTTTACGCCGCTTGCATCGGGCGGCGTCCCGCCTGCGGGCGCTGATTTCAACGGGGTATTGAACCTGATTACTGCGATCCAGCAATGGC